CCCCGCCGCATACCAGCGCCGCCTGGACGTTGAACCCGGCGACGAATTGCCGGCGTCACGACGATCTCCTCAAAAGAGATCGTTGCGCGCCGACCCTAGGAGAGGTGGGCATGCCATCCTCCAGGCTAAGGAATTCGATGGTCAACTCAGCTCATATGGTTAGCCGTTGTTAGTGGGTGCTGCTCCCTCGGGATGCGTATGTGACGGCGGCCTGGATGGCTTCGCACATTGCGGATTGGATTCGGCTGAAACGAGGAATGTATTCAGGGGAGTTCTTGCGTGCCGTTGAGACGTTGACGATGTTCCTGCATGGGAAATCAACGTGCTAGTCACCATCCGGACAGGGAGGCGCTTAGTCATCGGAGCGAGCGTGAACGACGAGCCAGCCAAGGCGGAGGGTCCATCGACAGACGCCATGAGCATTCCCGAAAATGGAAGACCGCGACTGGTCGTTAAGCATGTCGTACTAGATGGTGAGGACGCTTTGGCGCTAGCGGAGCGTCAGTGGACCGCGATCCGCGCAGTGCTGGAGTACCTACTCGACAGTCACAGCGCCCCACCAGAGCGTGGACGGCCGTAAGTAATCGGGAAAGGGACACTTGTATGCCCCGGATCTCAACAGGCCCGCGGTCATCATGGACGCCTTCCGCGTCCACTCGCCCATGGGCTGACGATGGCACCCTGGAGGCCTCAACGCTTCGAATGACCGTCCCGGTGGCTTGGCTCGGCCGGACCTCCAAGGAAGACGTCCAGGACCCCACACTGTCTCTACCTCGGCAGTTGCGTAACGCCAGAGCCGCGCTACCGCCCGGCTGGTTGATTGTCGCCCACTTCTACGACATCGAGTCCGGCCGCACGGGACTGCACGCACGAGGCAAGTCCCTGGCCTACCAGAATTTCAAGATCCCCATCCCCCGAGACGGCGGCCTCACCGACCTCCTTGAAGAAGCGCATCGCCCTGATCGCCGATTCGTAGCCGTTATCTGCGAGTCGATCGAGCGCGTCGCCCGCCGAACCTATTTCGGCATGAAGATCGAGCACGAACTGGAACAGGCCGGAGTCGCGCTGTGCGCCGCGGATGAACCGATCGACATCGGCCCGCGGGCAAAGCGGGCCACCCCGACCCTCACCCGTCGAGTGAAGCAGGCCATCTCCGAGTGGTATGTACTGCAGATGCTCGAGTTGTCCTGGGACGGCTTCATCGAGCACATCTGCCAGGGCTGGAATGTGGGCAAGCCACCCTATGGCTACATGGCGCAAAGGGTGCCCCATCCTGTCCCGGCTCGCCGAGCGGAGGGCCGCACCAAGCACCGGCTCGTCCCTGATTCGACCCGGGCCTCGGCGGTCACCTACATCTTCCAACTCCGTGGACTCGACAAGCTGGGGTACGACGCTATCGCCGACCGTCTGAACCTGGACCTTGTTGCCTACCCGCCTCCGGAGCCGACCCGCCCGGATGCTGCCCTGGGCCGCTGGAGCGGATCTGCCGTGCGCGAGATCCTACGCAATCCCAAGTACACGGGCTACCAGGTCTGGAACCGCCGCGCGACCAAGAAGGGCGGCCGCAATAACGACCCCGAGGACTGGGTGTGGTCACCTCGACCCACTCATGAGCCTCTTGTCACCAAGGAGTTGTTCGACACCGCCTCGACCGTGGGCCGCTTACGTCGGGGCTCCCGTACCGGTGACGGAGCCAACACTCATCCGGCCACCCAACGCTCTTACGTCTTGCGGTCCTACGTGTTCTGCGACATCTGTAACCGCCGAATGTTCGGCAAAACTCGCCATCAGATCCCGTACTACGCCTGCCAGCCCGACCCGAACGAGCATCGTGACCTGCCATGGTTTCCTGACCACCCGAAGAGTATCTGGATCCGCGAAGAGGTCCTGATCGCATCCATTTCCCGCTTCTTCGCCAGTACCATTTTTACCCCTGAGTTGCGGCGCCGCCACGGAGGCCGCGCGCTGGAAGTCACTCAGCACGCAAAAGAAACCGCGAGAGATTTCACTCTTGATCGAAAAGAATTGGAGGAAGACACCGTAGGCCCTGTCCCGTGGCAGACCGTTCTCTCGTCCCAGGAGCAGGAGTTCGCTGATGTGAACTACCGGGTACCCGCCACACTTTCTGAATCTCGCGAACAACGCATCAAACAGCTTGCTCACCCGCAAGCGCCGAACCCTGTGGTTCCTCCCATCGACAACCCGGCCCTGCCGGACTCCCTCTCACACCTCGATGTGAACCTTTCCCTGGTTCCCGAAGGAATCCAACGGCAACTCTACGCCGCATTCGGGCTAACGATCCGCTACAGCCGGACACGCGAAGAGCTCACCCTGCGGGTGATGAAGCCAAGCTTCCTACTGGATGGGCCAATGCCCGTCACTCAGCAACCGAGGGCGTAGAACATTAGCGAGCGATGCAGCCAGCAATTCGGATAGAACTCGCTTCGGGATATGGCAGCGAAGATCAGCCACACGACGAGAAGTGTCGGTGAACTATTGCCATGATGACCTGCGGGTCAACAGGGCCTCCAGTCCGTGAAAACGGAACGACTGGTGGGCGCGCAGGGAAGCTTCGCGAGCACCAAGGCACCTCCACTCACGGCCTGCACACGGTCTACTCGGGCTGGGGCCCGTTCTTCGCGCACCTAGTGTCGTAGTTATGAGCAGCACCGACGACGAGCACCGCCGTGTACGTATCGCGGCAGCCCCGAACGATGGGGCGGTCATCGAGATTGATGGTCACGACGTTGCCTCCGCTGTCGAGGCGTACCGGATCACTCAGACCGTCGACGAGGGCCCCGAGGTCACGCTGTACGTACAGCAGGGCTGGCGCGGCCTGGAATTCAACGGGTTGGCCGAGGTCGTGGTGGAGCCCGCCGACGTCCGGCAAGTTGTGATCGGATTCCTGGATGCCGTCGACTGGCGGAGACTCAACGAGGCCGTGCTGGATCGAGACGACCTCGACGGCAAGCCAGGGGAACTGACCCGCGGCATGCTCGCGCAGCTGAGGGAGTGGGCTGCGAGTGCTTGACCAGTCGGCGATCGCCCGGTTCGCAGAGCGTCATCTGATGCCGGACCGAGTCCAGGTCAGGCGTGGCAATAGCGAGGACATGCTGGACCCGGAGACCGGCGATCTGGTGCCGGCCCAGCCGTTGATCGTCTACGACGACAAGGGCGGCTTGTACGCACATCAGGAGCGGATCCGCGGCACGGGCTCGGGTCGGGACGGTGCATGGGTGGAGGAGGTTCGTGCCGGCTACCGTCTGCTGCTGCCTCTCGATGCTCCAGAGATGTGCCAGGACGACACGGTGCTGGTCATGGAGGCCCGTGACGGGCAGGCCGTTGGCCGCACGTACCGGGTGACCGCGCAAGGTGAAGTGTCGTCGTTTCCGGTGCTGCGCACGGTGTGGCTGGAGGAGCACAACCGGAGGCCGGGAGCGCAGTGAGTGGCGGCAGCTTCCAGCACCCGTCCCAGTTGGCGGCGGCTTTGGAACGGGGCGGGAAGGCGGCGGTGGCCGCGGCCGAGACAGCGATGCGGCACGGCGCGAAGGCTTTGGTGGTTCAGGTGCAGCGCAATGCGTCTGGGCGTCCTGGGCCGCGGGTGATCACCGGCCGGTATCGTGCGTCGTGGGAGTCCGATGTACGCCGGGCCGGACCGATGATCGTTGCCGAGGTCGGTACGAATGCGCCGCAGGGCCGCCGGTTGGAGTTCGGGTTCGTAGGTGTTGATTCCTTGGGCCGTCACTTTGCCCAGCGGCCGTTCCCTCATCTGGGACCCGCAGTCGCCGCCTTCGGTCCGCTGCTGGTGCGGGAGCTCGGGCGAGCGGTCTCGGAGGAGCTGTGACCGACATGAACACTGCGCTCGAGGACGCGTTGGCCGGTGTGCTCGCTGAGCACGAGCGTGGACTGCTCGCCCGGGCTGTCGTCGTGGCCGAGGTACTGGACGAGGACGGTGAGCGCAGTCTGTCGATCCTGACCACGCCGAGGGTGATGGAGTGGGATGCGCTCGGCCTGTGCCGGTACGGGGTGCTCAGTATCGAAGGCCCGGCGGCCGCCTATTTCGCAGGCGGAGACCTGTGATCGAGCGGGCCCGGGTGACCGCCGCAGTTCAGGTGATGCTGGCCACGGCGACGGGTAAGCCGTGTGGCCTTGGCCGTCTGCCGCTGGTGGAGGGTCGGCCCGCACCGTTGCCGTACATGGTGCTCTACCCCCAGGGCGGGCCTGTTGGTGGAGCGCCGTTGGCGGACCAGTCGGAGGAGGGGCGTCTCGTCTACCAGGTAACGATCGTGGCTGCTCGTACGGATCAGGCCGAGTGGCTCGCGGATCGGGCGCGGCAGGCGCTCCTGGGACGGACAGCCGCCGGCCGGTGGCAGCACGCGATCCAGATTCCGGACGTGGATGTGTGGGGGCGGGAACTGTTGGTCGACGACGGTGTGGATCTGTCCGATGCGGACGCTGGCGTCGTGACGGCAGTGCAGAGGTACACGCTGTCCGTGACGGCCTACTGATCGTCGTAGCCGAGGGTGAGCTGGTACCGGTCCTGCAGGTGTGTGCTGATCAAGGCGTCGAGCCTGTCGGCGAAGCGCGTGAACCAGCGGGCCAATCGAAGCTGGCGGATCCTGGAGCCCATAGGCTCCCGGCGGCCACACGCGCTGATCGACTGGGTGGTCAATCACCGTGCTGCATGACCTTGCAGTCCGGGCAAGGCAGTTCGGCGGTCAGACGACGGCCGGCTGAACCGTCAGGGTTCCTTCGGCAGTGTCGATCGCGGCCCGAGTGCCGAGCGGGAGGGTCGGAGGGTGCAGGCCGTGCCCGGCGGGGAGTCCACCGAGAACAGGAACACCCAGGCGACTCAGCCTGTCGCGCAGGACGTCGGCAATGCCCCATCCCCCCAGGGTCGGATCACCGGCATCCTGGTCGAAGCCGAGGAACTGGCCAAGGGCGACACCGCGCAGCCCGTTCAGGGCCCCGGTACGGGTCAGCTGGGTCAGTGCACGGTCGACCTCCCCCAGCCCTGTGCCTTTTTGGTGTTCGAGGAAGAGGATCGCCCCCTTGAGGTTCGGCAGGCCGGCTCCGGCCTGGGTGCGGATCGCGTCGAGGTTGCCGCCGACCAGGACGCCGGTCGCGGTGCCTTCCACGGTGACGGCTGCAGTGGCCTGGCTGGTGTCCCGGTGGATGATGACGGGGTCGGTGGTCATCAGCGCGCGGCGGAGGGCGTCGGCTGATGCGCGTCCGGACCATTCGTCGCTCCAGTTGGCGAAGGGGCCGTGCAGGCAGGCCAGGCGGCATCGGGCCCATAGGGCGAGGTGGAGGTGGGTGATGTCGCTGAAGCCGACCACGGGCTTCGGGTCGCGGCGCAGCGAGTCGGTATCGAGGTCGTCGACGATGCGGTAGGCGCCTTTGCCGCCCCGGGTGGCAATCACGGCGCGCACCCCCGGGTCACCGAACGCGGAATTCAGGTCGGAGACGCGGTCCTCGTCCCGACCAGCCATATAGCCCCATTGGTCAAAGACGTGCTCACCCAACTCGACCCGGAGCCCCCATGACGTCAGTAGCTCGACGCCGCGGGCGACTCCCTCGCGGCTGGGGGGACTGGCCGGAGAGACGATCCGTACCCGATCCCCGGGCCGTAACCGCGGCGACCGCACGGGCTGGAGACTGTCGAAGGTATCCATGCCGCGATGTTCCTACACACGCCGAGCCGAAGCTGGGCCCTTGCCGCAGCGCCTCCCGTGATCTTTGTACGACCCTCGGCGTCCGGGACGGCGACGTCGACGGCAGTATGGTGATCTACGTGCAGACCTGCAGCTCACTGTTACTGGCTGAGCTGGGATCTGCGTCCTCACCGCGGAGGCCCGCGCGGACGCCCAACCACCCTGTGGTGTGGGCCGGTTCCCCGACACATCGTCGAGGGACGGGGCCTCCCGAGTTGTGTGGCTGCCGTCCCGGAATCGGACAGCAGACCTTGCAGGTAAAGAAGTTTTCCCGGCGCGGTGTGACCCGCGTCCTGTGGCTCAAGATCGTCGCGGACGCGGGCCACGTCCCCACCCGTGCCGAGCTGACCGCCGGCACAGATCTGACTGACGCGATCGCGGCGATCGACGGCTGGACGCTGCAGAACCAGGCCATCGAAACCCCGGACCTGGGGTCGACGTTCGAGTCGAAGATCCCCGGCACAGACCAGGCCGACGATTCGTCGCTCGGCTTCTACGAGGATCGGGTGTCGGATGAGATCGAGCAGTTGCTGACGAAGGACGCCACTGGTTGGGTCGTCTTCCTGCGCAAGGGAGATGTCCCCGGCAGCCGCAGCATGGATGTCTTCCCCGTGCGGATCGGCTCGCGCTCGCCGAACTTCTCGACGGACAACGAGGCCGCGAAGTTCACCGTGAACTTCTCGATCACCGAAAAGCCGACGCAGGACGCCGTAATCCCGCCGGCTGCGACGAAGTCCGACAAGTAGCCCTGGTTCGGCCTCTTTGACTGCCCGGCCAGGTGTCTACGCGCAACGGGCGTTCCCTCCCTTTCCTCTGTTCCGGCACTCGTGCCGTTGCCCTGGCCGGGCCCCTCCTCGTTCCCCCCTTTCCCTGTTCTTCTGTTCGTGCTGTTGGAGTTGTGAGTGCCCACCGATACCCGCCCCGTTTCCGAACCTCCGGCCAAGGCTGTTGCGCGTGACGCCCACTGGGCAGCCAAGCTGGCTCGGCTGCGTGCCCGCCAGCTGCCCGAGTACACGCTGGTGATCTGCGACGACCAGGAGGCGAAGCGGCGCCTGGACAAGGCCGTGCTGGAGTTCGCGCGCTGCCAGATGGCCGATGCGGAGAACGGCCGCGAGCACAGTGAGGAGACGCAGCGCGCCGAGGAGGACGTCGAAGATGCTCAGGCTGACTTCGACGCCGTTTCGCTGGAGCTCACGTTCAAGGCGCTGCCCCGCCCGATCCTGGACGGGCTGATCAAGCGGTTCCCCCCGACCGAGGCCCAGGCCGAGGACGGCGACGCGTGGAACCCCGAGACGTTCCCTGCCGCGCTGATCGCCGCCGCGCACATCGAGCGCGACGACGAGGGCAACATCGTGGAAGGCATGAGCGAGCAGGACGCGCAGGACTTGCTCGACTCGTGGCCCGTGGCCGAGTCCAATGCGCTGTTCGCTGCGGCGTGGCAGGCCCAGCAGATCGTGCGTACCTCCACGGTGGAGCTGGGAAAAGACTGATCAGGGACGGGCAGCTTCGCGCCGAGCTTGAGCTGTGCGACCGCTGGGGCATCCCGCACTCGCAGTTCATCGGCGCGGGTGACGGCCGCTGGAGCGAACTAGACCGAATGAAGGCTCTCGCCTTCGCAGCCCACCAGCGAACGGTCTGTGATCAGTGCGGCACCCGGGCCGCGGAGTGGGACGAAGCCGCCGGCGGGGACCGGTTCGCGTACGTCACCACGACGGTGCGCTGCCCGGGCTGTGAGTTGATCGCGCACGAGCAGGACCAGGTGCCCGACGGGATGGACGGCTACGGGGTACGGATCGGTCTCGTGCCACGCACGTAGCAGCGGGCCTGGGGCGGGTTGAGGGAGGGGATACGGGAGGGGCGTGGGGAGTAAGGGCACCGGCAGGTGTCGTCCTACACGCTCAGCGTCCAGGCGCGAGCGGACTTCGCCCACCTCCTGTCGGAGATACGGCAGGCCTCCCGCGCGATGCGCGGGCTCGGCCGCGACACCGCCGCCCTTAACCGGCAGCTCAACCAGGTCGGCTCCGGAGCCCGTGGCTCCTCGTCCGGGCTTCGCGGTCTTGGCCGTGATGCTGACCGTGCCCGCGCGGGCTTGCGCCGTGTCGGTGCCGACGGGCACGCCTCGATGCGGCAGCTCCGCCACGGGCTGCTCGGCGCCCGCCAGGAAGCGCACCATCTGCGCAGCCTCCTGGTCGGCGGAGGCATCGTCGCCTCGCTTGCGGAGATCGCGAAGGAGGGCAACGAGTACCAGCGCGCCATCAACAAGTGGGGCGCGGTCACCGGCGCATCCGGCGTCGAGATGGTGCAGGCCGCGGCGAAGGCCCGCGAGCTCGGCTCCGACCTCAAGATCCCGGGCACCTCGGCGGCGAAGGCCGCGGACGCGATGCTGGAGCTGGCTAAGGCGGGCCAGACCTCCACCTCGAGCATCGCGAACGCCCGCGCGGCGATGCAGTTGGCGGCGGCCGACAACCTTACGGCTGCCGACGCCGCCCGGTATCTGGGCGACGTGATGGACCAGTTCGGTCTGTCATCGAACAACGCCGGCCGGGCCGCCGATGTGCTCGCCGCGTCGGCGAACGCCGCCTCCGGTGGCCTGCAGGACATCTACTACGCGATGTCCTACACCGGGCCCGTCGCCACCCAGTTGGGTATCTCGATCGAGGACACCTCGGCGGCGGTGGCGATGCTGGCCCGCTCCGGCATCCTCGGCTCCAAAGCAGGAACGTCCCTGCGCGGGATGCTGACGAACCTGTCGCGTCCCACCGCGCGGATGAAGCAGGGCCTGGCCGAACTCGGTGTCGAAGCGTGGGACGCACAGGGCAACTTCAAGGGCCTGCGCACGGTGATCGAGGGCTTCGAGAAGGCCCAGCACCGCATGTCCCAGAAGGACTTCCTCGGCTCCCTCGCTGACGTCGTCGGCAAGCCTGCCCTTGCCGGCGCGTCTGCGTTGGCGCATCAGGGTGTCGAGGCGTTCGACCAGATGCACACGGCGATCGCGCGCACCGGCGCGGCCCAGGAGATCGCCGCCTCCCAGACCAAGGGCCTGGCAGGTGCGGTCACGCAGCTCAAGACGCAGGCGTCAAACACCGGGCAGGCTCTCTACACCGCGGCGGCGCCCGGGTTGGAGAAGGTCACCCGGCTGCTGACCGCCGGGATGGCGGCGGCCACCCCGGGAATGGCCGCAGCCCTGGACTATGTACAGGACCTGTACACCCTGGCGGGGCCGTCGGCGTCGAAGGCCGTCTCAGCCGGTCTGGACGAGGTGGGCGATGCGCTCGACGGGCTGGGCGGGCCACTGCAGGACATCGCTTTCGACACCGCCGCCGCAGGGATCAACGTCCTCGTCAACGGCGGCCGCGCCCTCATCGAGATCCTGCGCAACGTAGGCTCCGCCGCGTCGCCAGTCGCCGACGCCATCGCGGATATGGCGGACGAGGCCGATGCCGGTGGTACGGCGCTCGACATCGTCGTCACCGCCCTCAACCTGGCCTCCTCGGCGGCTGGGGCCGTCTCCACCACGCTGATCCCGGTCGGGCATGTGGTCGCCGGGCTGGTGCGCGGGTTCGCGGCGCTGCCGGGGCCGGTGCAGACGGCGATCGTGGCGATGCTGCTCGCGCGCCGCGCCACCCCCATCCTCATGAACCTGGGCCGAACGGTGTCGGGCCCGGTCACAGGCGCTTACCGCTCGCTCGGCGATCAGATGCGCGTGCAGGAACGGCTCGCTGCCGCGAACGGCCAGTCGATCGGCCGTATCGGCCAGGCCCTCGCCGTGCTGGAGACCCGCGTGCCGGTGGTGGGGCGGATGGCTGCCGCATTCAGGTCCGCCAACGGCCCGGTGTCCGGGCTGACCCGTGCGATCGGTACGGGTCTGGGTGGAGCGGCGCGTGGGCTGATGGGGGCGCTCGGCGGCCCGTGGGGTGTCGCGATCGCCGCCGCGGGTGTGGGGCTGTCGATGCTCGCCGACCATCAGCAGAAGGCGGCGCAGGCTGCGTCCGAGCACCAGTCGCGGATCAGCAACCTCACGCAGGCGCTTCGCGACTCCAACGGGGCGGTCAACGACAGTGTCCGGGCTGCGGCCGCGCAGTCGATCATGGACACGAAGGTATTCGACGGGAAGAACCGGCTCGTCGACGTCATGTCGAAGGCCGGCGTCTCCGTCCGGCAACTCACCGACGCCTACCTCGGGCAGGACGGCGGGCTGAACGCCCTGCAGAAGCGGCTGAACGACACGGCCGAGGCCAACGTCGAGTGGATCGCTACCCAGGGTGGGGCGGCGAAGACGTACAACGATCAGGGCCTGGCCGCCGCCCGGGCGGCGGATGCGCTCGGCGCGGTCAAGGGCGAGATGTCGCAGGCCGTCAAGGACGCCAAGGACCTCGCCGACGCCACCGGCTCTGGCGGACGTACGGCTGCGGATGCGGTCGGCCCGTTCGGGAAGTTCTCCGACGCGATGCGCCGTCTGTCCGACACCACGGCGGACGCCGACTCCCGTGCGCGGGCCCTGCACGACGCGCTGAACATCCTCGCGGGCGGCTCGGTGAACCTGTCCGCGGCCGAAGCCCGCCTGAACCGGTCGGTGTCGGATGCGGCCGAGTCGTTGAAGGGCGGCGTCGACCACGCGCAGGGGTACGGCAAAGCACTGCTGAACGTGGACGGCTCGCTGTCCACGGCCACCCGCAACGGACAGAAGCTCTACGACCTGCTTCAGGGCCTGTCGACGAACTCTGCGGACGCCGCGCTCGCCGCCTACCAGTACGCGGAGGCGAACGGGAAGAGCGTGCCGGAGGCGTTGAAGGCCGCCCAGGCGCAGATGGCCACCGCCCGCGAGTCCGCGATCGCCACCGCCCAGGGCTACGGCCTCACCGCCGAGCAGGCCGCTAAGCTCGCCGACGCCGCCGGGCTGGTGCCCGAGCAGGTGTCGATCCTGCTGCAGACGGCCGGCATGGACGAGGCGATGGCCGAACTCATCGCCGTCCAACAGGCGCTGAAGGCCACCCCGGACAACAAGACCGTCACCATCGCCACCCTCTCCAACGAGGCGCGCAAGGACCTGGAGAAGCTCGGCTTCAAGATCAAGGATCTGAAGGACCGGCGGGTGCAGGTCACCTCGCCGACCGACATGGCACGCACGGATCTGGATGCGCTGATCGCGAAGATCGCCCAGACCCCGGGTAGCAAGCATGTCCAGGTCACCTCTGCCACGCAGGCGACCATCAGCAGCCTGGAAGCGGTCAAGCAGAAGATCGCCGGGGTCCCGGCAGGTAAGACGATCACGGTGTCGGCGCCGACGGCTGGGGCGCGCGCCCAACTCGAGGCCCTGGGCTTCAAGATCACCGAGGTCCCTGGCAGCAAGAACGTTCACATCTCCGCGCCGACCGGCACGCAGCGAGCAGGCGTCGATGCCCTGGCCCAAGCCATCAACAACCTGCGTAGCAAATCGGTGACCATCACCACCCACCACGTGAGCGTGCTGTCGTCGCTCGTCCGGCCGCCCTCCGACATAGCCGACGCGCTGCGCAAGCAGGCAGACGCCCAGCAAAGGCAAGCCAACCGGCACGCCGACGGCGGTGTTGTCGACTACTTCGGCGACGGCGGCGTGCGCCGTGAACAGCACGTCGCGCAGATCGCACCCGCTGGGGGCTGGAGAGTCTGGGCTGAGCCGGAGACGGGCGGGGAGAGCTACATTCCGCTCGCGCCGAGCAAGCGGATGCGCTCGCGGCGGATCGCGGAAGAGACCGTACGGCGCCTGGGCGGCGGGCCCATCACCTGGTACGCGGACGGTGGCCTGTCGAGTTGGTCGTACGAGCCGCTCGGCAGCAGCACCTTCACGGTGTCGGATGTCGTCTCGAAGTCGCAGCGCAAGGGCAAGGGCGGCAAGGAGCACTTTGACCTGCGTCTGTTCGAGAAGAACCTCCGCAGGTCCGTGAAGGCTGCCCAGGGCTGGCGTGGTGATCTGGCCATCGTGGCGCAGCGCGCCGGAACCGACGTGGCCAAGGCGCTGCAGGAGATGGGCGAGTACGGTGTCGCCCTGACGCGGAAGATGGCGCACGGCTCCAGCAAGTACGTGAAGGCCATGGCCGCGCAGCTCGCCAAGCTCGCCGGCACCGCCCGCGCCTCCCTCGGTGACTACACGGCCCAGTTGCAGAACGCGGTGAAGGACAACACCGCCTTCCAGAACAACCTGGTCAAGCTCGCTTCCAGCGGCTTCGGCGATCTCGCCACACGCCTGGCCGAGCAGAACGACGCGGACGCCGAGGCGCTCGCGGTCCAGGCGGTGAAGGACAAGAAGAAGGCGAAGAAGGCCAACACGGCGGCGAAGAACGCGTCCAAGGCCTTGGACGGGGAGCAGCTCACCGACCTGGTGCAGATCATCGGGGCGCTCGCGAAGACCCGGGGCATCCACGACGTGGCCGACGCGACCGGTCTCGACGAGGACCGGATCATCGCGATAGCCAACCGGGCCAAGCAGCAGATCAAAAAGACCGGGCGCGCCGACCGGTTCCTGACCGACCTGGTGAAGGCGAACGCCGGGAAGGCGTACGCGAACGGCGGGATCTGGGAGCCCGGCGTCTATTCCTCCGAGGGCGGGCTGATCAAGTTCGCGGAGAAGGAGACACGGGGCGAGTCGTACATCCCGCACGCCACGGCGAAGCGCGGCCGCGCCACCGCCGTCCTCGCGCAGACGGCCGACCGCTTCGGCTACGCGCTCACGCCCAGGGGGCTCGTCGACGCGCACGCGGGCCGCGCGCAGGTGGTCGTGGTGCATCAGGCACCGGCGATCGGCCAGCAGACCATCCATGTCACCCGGGCCGGGGCGGGCGCGGACGACATCGCCTCCGCCGTCTCGTACCAGATGCGCCGCGCCCGCCGTGGGGGTGTCCTGCGGTGAGCAGTGAACTCAAGGACTTCCAGTTGGAGTTCGGCGGTGTGCAGTTCGGCCACGGCACGCAGGTTCCGATCGCTGAGATCGAGGGTCTGGCACGCCCTGGGGTGCGTGGGGAGATGGTCGAGCAGCCCGGCGCGGACGGAGCCTGGCCCGCACCCGACTGGTATGCCGGCCGTACCCTGCGCATCGACTGCGCCATCAAAACGCCGGGGGATCCTGCCGCCGCCCGCCAGCTCCTGGCCGCCCTGCAGGAGGCGGCCGACGATCGGCAGGTGCGCACCGTGGGCGGCGCGGTGATGCCACTGCGCATCAAATGGCCCGGCTCCCCAGTCCGCGTCTTGTTCGGCCGCCTCGTGAAGCTGGAGGCGTCCTGGGAAAAGGCCGCTTTCGGCTGGATCCCGCTCGACGTGGAGTTCGTAGCCCCGGATCCGCGCTACTACGCCGATGTCCAGCAGCACGAGGAGCTGCGGCTGGGCTGGCTGTCCGGCGGCGGTTTCACCGCGCCCGTCCAGGCGCCGATCCGGGTCACCAGCGGCACCCCGACGGGGCAGAACCGGCCTGGCTGGGTCACCAACAGCGGCACCGCCGACGCGCACCCCGTGCTCACGGTGTACGGGCCGTGCGCCAACCCTGTGATCACGCACGTCGACACCGGTCGCCAGATCGAACTGTCCGTGACCCTGGCCGTCGGACAGTGGGCTCGCGTCGACACGCGGCCCGGCCGCCTGACCGCCCTGCGGGACACCGGCGGTCCCGTGGCCACCACGTCCCGCCTGGACACCTTCGTTCTTCCGCCCGGCCGTAGCGAGATCCGCTGGACCGCGACTGATCCGACCGCCACCGCCCGCCTCACGGTGGCGTGGCGCGACGCCTACATAGCCCTCTAAGGAGACCCGACCCGTTATGACCCTCGCGCAAGCACCGCTGCTCGTGGATGGCGCCAGCCACTCGGCGCAGACCTTCCGCATGATGATCAAGGACCTCTCCCGGGGTGCTGAGGGAGTCACCGAGGCCGCGGACCTGAGGGTCACGCCGCTGCCTGTTCCCGGAGGCGGCGTGCAGGTCGCCGACGGGTCTGCGGTGATCCGCGGGAAGGCGAACGCCTGGCAGGGCTCCTACACCGCCTACAACATCGGCTCCGCCACCGTGCCGATCGCACCTACCGGTGCGACACCGCGGTCGGATCTGGTCGTGCTGCGTGTCGCCGACCCGGAGTTCGAGGGCGGCCTGGATCCGGCGAAGGACGCGATCAACTACTTCGACGTCATTCCCAACGTCTCCCCCACGACGACCGGCGTCCCCAAGGGCGTGACGGGCATAGCGATCGCTCGCGTGGATCTTCCGGCGAATACCGGCACCGTCACCTCCGGGATGATCCGTGACCTGCGTCGAGTCGCCAACCCTCGAAGGGAGCGCACCTTGTACACGGCGTATCCGTCGAAGCTGTCGAAGGCGTTCAAGGATGACGACCAGTGGCATGACTGGCCGCCCGAGGCTCGCTGGACGATCCCGGTGCCGGATTGGGCTACGAAGCTGATCGTCACCGTCACCATCGCCGGCCTGCGTATGGACTACGACAGCCTCTTGGGCAAGCTTCGGCTCATTTTCGGCACCGTTCAGGGCCAGCACACGATGGTCGACGACAACCAAGGCAAGGTCGTCCGCCGCTCTACAGCCGTCGTTGCCGACACCATCACCCTCCCTGCCGACTACCGGGGTACCAGCCAGGTCCTGTACCTGCAGGCGAACATGTCGAAGAACTGGAAGGGCGACCTCGGCGCCGACACGGGTACGTCGATCATCGCCGATGTGGAGTTCACGGAGGGACCGGTGTGACGTACCGGTACCTCACCCAGAACGCGCTGACCGGCGAGTGGCTCTCCCCGCACCTTCCATTGAAGGGGGTCGAGTTCGGGCCGGAACTCAATGGGCCTGGTGAGCTTCGCGGTTCGCTCTCGCCACGCCTGGCATGGTCGCACCCCGAACTCGCTGATCCCGGGACCACTCTGATCTACGCGGAGCGGGACGGGATGCTGCGGTGGGGCGGCATCATCTGGCAGATCGAACCCGACGGCAACACCATGACCGTGGAAGCCGCGGGCTGGTCCTCGTACTTCCACCGTCGGCACGACCTCGACGGCGAACTCGGCGGCCGCGCACCCTATGTGCGCGCCGACCCGTGCCGGATCTTCCGCGACGTCGTCGCATACGCTCAGTCGATCCCGGACGGTGACCTCGGCATCACCGTCGACGACACCACCTCCAAGGCGACCGTCGGCACGCCGGCCGAGCCGTGGCACTCCCGCTGGTGGGAGACCCCCGTGCTCGGCGAGATCCTCGATGACCTGGTGAAGCCCGCCGACTCCCCCGACTACACCTGCACCACCTGGTGGGACATCGGCCGGCGGCCCGTGCGGCGTATCCGGTTGGGCTACCCGCGGCTGGGCAGCCGCCGCTCGGACATCTCCTTCTCCACCGGCGTCAACATCATCCGCTCCACCCCGGTGACGTACAGCGCGGACGAATACGCCCAGGTCGTCATCGCCACTGGTACCGGTGAGGGCCGAGCACAGCGGCGTGCGATCGACGCCGTACGCAACAGGCGGCTGCGCCTGGAGCATGTCCTCGACCTGCCCGAGGTGCGGGGCAAGGACGTCCTGGCGCAGCGCGCGAAGAAGGAGCGTGCCTGGCGGCAGAGCCTCGGCCACGTCGAGGAGATCACCGTCCGCGATCACCCCTCCGCGCCGATCGGCTCCTGGCAGATCGGCGACGACGTCCGCGTCGCCATCCGCGATCAGTGGACGAACTGGACCGGGTGGTGCCGCATCAGCGGCTACACCGTCCGCCCCGACACCGACGAGGGCGAGACCGCCACCCTCCGTCTCGACTCGGCCGCCGCCCACCAGTACGCCACCGCCACCTGACCCCGCAAGGAACACTCTCACTCGTGCCCGCAGACATCGGCACCCGGCTTGCCCGCCTCGAACAACTCGTCCACCGCTCCCTGCGGGCACCTAAACTCGCCAACGCCAGCCTGGAGAACGGCACGCTCGGCGTGTACGACGAGAACGGCTCGTTGCGCGCCCTCATCGGCCAGCAAGCCGACGGCACCACCGGTGTGACCGCCGTCAACGGACCCCGGCCGCCCATCCCGTCCGCGCCAGACGTGCAGCCAGCCCTTGGCGGTGTCCGTGTTACTTGGGACGGCGCGTTCGTCGACGCTGACGCCGCGCCGCTGGACCTGTCCCGCGTGCAGGTGCACCTGCTCGGCTCCCAGGACGCAGAGCCTGATCCGCGGTGGCCCGCCGCGACGATCGAAGCCGCTTCTGGCGCCTCCGTGACCGTCGCCGTGAACGCCTACTGCGAGCTGTGGGTGAGGCTGGTCGCGGTGAACACGTCCGGCACGCCGAGCTTCGCCTCTCCCGCCGTGCTAGCCACACCGCGCCAGGCCGCGTCGGATGATCTGGGCAGTGCGATCGTGCAACAGGGGCACATCGCGCTCGGCGCCATTACCACGGGGCATCTCGCGGTCGGCTCCGTCACGCCCGACCACATCGCTGTCGGGCAGGGCACCAACATGATTCCCGACCCGGGGTTCGAAGGCGCGGCCACTGCCAACACCGTCGCAGCCGGCGGCCCAGCGTGGTCATTCGCGCCGGGCAACCGTACCGGCGTCGGCATCCGTGTCGACTGCACGGCGGACACACCCACCTATCGCACGCTACCGCTGGCGACCGTGCCCATGCTGGCGCACTCTCGTCTGTTTCTCGCCGTCGACATCCTCGTCTCCACCGACCTCGCCGCGCAGGGAGTAAAGCTCCTCGCCCGGTGGGAGACCAGCACCGGCGAGATCCTCGGCTACGGCGTCGCCGAGACCACCCGTCCCGAGCCCAGGGTGTGGCAGCGCATCACGGGGGAGGTCGCCGCACCGCAAGGCACGACGCGCGCAGTGCTGTGCCTGGAGGCTTCCGCAGCCACTGGCGGCTGGGTCGTCTTCGACAACGCCGAAGCCCATGTGGTCTTCGGCGATGCCACCGGCGGTGCCCGCGCGGAGATCGGGCCGCGCGGACTGCGCCTCTTCGACGAGGACGGAGACGAGGTCGTCTCCCTCGTCTCCGGGCAGGCCAACTACCTGACCCTGCGGGACGGCACGACCCGGGTCGCCGCGATCGGCTCCACGGGCGACGCGAGCTTTCAGAACCTGAACGTCGCCGGACAGATAACGATCGGCGGCGACGACCTCGCCATCCTCTACAACGGCCCTCGCGGCCTGGTCGCCGTCGACTGGATGGCCACCTCAGTCAAGACCACCACGGGCACGGAGATGGGCTACGTCGAGCTCGCCTTCGACGCCGAGGACGGCCGCATGTATCGGGTGTCATACGCGGGAACCGCAGAGTGCTCGGCAACCGGTGGCTCGCTGGTCTTGCGACTTCGTACCGGCTACAAGTCCGCGCCGCTGATCTCGTCCACCCAAGTACAAGAGGCCCGGCATCCTCTGACCGCAACCCGACGCTCAGCAGGCCTGGAGTTCGTGTCCTCATGTACACCCACCGGGCTGATCCGGCCCGGCCGCAACCGGCTACTGCTGACGTTCACCAGCGACAGCGGAGCGCCCGCCGGGCAGCAGGTGACCCTGACCGGGGCCAAGGGCCGTCTGGGACACATGACGGTGGAGGACATCGGGGAACAGGTGCCGGAGACCGGCGTGTTCAACACCGGCGGCGCTGTTGTCCCCGACCCGCCGGTGAAGGTCACCCGTACCTACAAGGCCACCTGGTCCGGCAGCTACGCCAACCGATCGGGCTACAACGCCTACTACAAAAACGAGATGGTTAGCGGCTACTTCTCCGCGAACAACGGCACGCAGGCCGCGCTCGTCGGCTTCGGCGGAAGCCTCGCCTCCGATCTGTCCGGGGCCAAGCTCCTCAAGGTCGAGGTGTACTTGTACGCCAACCACTGGTACTACGCCTCCGGCGGCACTGCCGTCCTCAAAGCCCACAGCCACGCCTCCCGGCCCGGCAAGTTCTCCGCCGACCAGAGCGCATCAAAGACGATCACCGGCTGGGCCCGGGCAAGCGGCCGTTGGGTCGACATCACGTCGATCTTCGACTCGACCACGTTCCGCGGCATCGCGGTCGACCCCAACAGCACCAACCAGACCTACTACGGCAAGTTCGACGGCGTCGGCAGCGCACATCCACCGCAGCTGCGGGTCACCTACATCAAGTAACCGGAAGGAACCAACACGCTAGTGCCCGCCCTGTACGGAGACCTCGTCACAAACGGCAGCTTCACCGCCGGCACCGCAGGCTGGTGGTCCGGCGACCCGGCCATGATCACCCTGAACGCACCCGGTACCGGTCTCGAAGCCACAGCGACGACCGACGCAGTCAACCTGTGGGACGCGCCCCTCGGGCAGGACAACATCACGCTGCGCCCCGGGTGCACCTACACGCTGAGCTTCACCGCACGCGCCAGTCAGCCCGGAACGTCACTGCGCGCCCAGGTCGGCCTCGGCGCGGACCCGTGGACCGCGGCCGTGGACCAGACGGTCACCCTGTCCGCGGTTGATCGGCACTTCGTCCTGCCGTTCACCTCGAATCTCGAAACGGCTCAGGCGCAGGTGAGTTTCCAGTTCGGGCAGGGCACCGCGGTCACCGTGCATCTCACCGAGGTCCGGCTCACCTGCTCCACCGCACGTGAGGGGTTCTTCATCGATCCGGACTCCAACGCGGCAAAGTGGGTCGCCGCGAACCCTGACGATCCTCGTGCCGCGAAGATCGGCCAATCAGTCTCCAGGCGGCCGGCGGCTCGGTGGTTCGGTGACTGGAGCAAGGACGTGCGCGCCGAGGTCGACGCCTATGTCACCGCTGCCGCCGCCATCGGAAGGCTGCCGATCCTGACCGCATACAACATGGTCAATCGGGACAATGGCGGCCAATCCAGCGGTGGTGCCGCCTCGCCCGACGAATACCGTGCATGGATTGACGCGTTCGCCGCTGGCATCGGGGATCGACCGGCGATCGTGATCGTGGAGCCGGACTCCCTTGCTCAGCTCGGCAACCTACCAGCCGAAACGGCACGCGCGGAGCGTACGAGCCTGGTCGCCCACGCTGCTGAGGCCCTCGCTGCATGCCCGCTCGTGAGTGCCTACCTCGACGGTGGCAACGCCACCTGGGTCACACCGGATGCGATGGCTGAGCGTCTGTCGGCCGCCCAGGTCTCGAAGGTCCGGGGGTTCGCTGTCGGCGTCGCCAATTTCCACGCGACCGACGTGTCGTGCACCTACGGCCACCAGGTCGCTCAGGCGCTGTCATCGCTCGGCATGCCCGGCGCGCGGTTCGTCATCGACACCTCGCGCAACGGCAACGGTTCCCTGGGGGCCAACGGGCAGCACGTTCACTGGTGCAACCCTGCTGGACGACGCCTCGGTGTGCCCTCGTCCATCGGAGTCGGCGGTGCCGAGTACCTGTTGTGGATCAAGAATGCGGGCGACTCCGACGGCGGGTGCGGCATCGCACCCGACACACCGGCCGGCACGTTCTCCCCCTATCTCGCAGAGCGGCTCATCAACGGCCAGTGACGAGGAGAAGCGCCTCACCTCGTCCTCCGCTCCGCACAGGCGTTTGCTGTCTTGGCCCCCGTACGATCACCAGTGGGGCGGGGCCGCCGGGAGTGATTGCGGTGAGTGTGCCGCCGAGCGCCGAACCCACGCTGTGGGAACTGCACCGTGCCGTGTCTCAGCTGCGTGAGGATCTACGCGGCGACCTCGCCCAACTTGCCGCCCGTCTGGACCAAGTGGTCACTGAGGATGTGTACCGGGCCGACCAGCGTGCGGTCGATCAGCGCATCAGCCAGATCGAGGCCGGCCTGGCTGGGCTGCGCGGCGAGCATGATCAGGCGACGCAGCGTGCCGAGCAACAGCGCCGTGAGGACCAGGCGCAGGCCGCCGCGACGCGGCGGCTCGTGCTCAGTTCATTCGTGTCGCCGCTGCTGTTGATGACCCTGCAGTTGTGGCTCGCGTCGCGCGGCGCGGCCCCGTAGCCGGGGCGACGGAAGCAGTTGAATTTCAGTTCGGGCGTGGGGAGAACAGTGAGCGACGAACGTGGCGATACCTATCAGTGCCGACCATCTCGTTGCCGCGCTGCACGCCGAGGGCGTGCGCGTGGTGGAGCGGTCGGGGTGGAGAACCCACAACAGGAACCACAAGGGGCCGTGGGGGCCGGTGAACGGGGTGATGATCCATCACACCGTGACGTCTGGCACGGCCAACACCGTAAGCATCTGTGAGCGCGGCTACGAAGGGCTCCCAGGCCCGCTGTGCCACGGTGTGATCGCCAAGGACGGCACCGTTCATCTGGTGGGTCACGGCCGCGTCAACCATGCCGGGCGCGGTGATGACGACGTGCTGCGCGCTGTGATCGCGGAACGATCGCTGCCCGCAGCGAACGAGGCGAACACGGACGGCAATACGCACTTCTACGGCTTCGAGTGCGAGAACCTCGGCGATGGCCACGACCCGTGGCCGCCTGCTCAGCTCGACGCGATCGAACGCGCGGCCACTGCACTGTGCCGCATCCACAGCTGGAGCGCGGCGAGCGTGATCGGACATCTTGAGTGGCAGCCCGGAAAGATCGACCCCAAGGGCTTCACCATGGACTGGCTGCGCGAGCGGATCGCGGCCCGGCTGAAGGCCAAGCCCACCGGCACAAGTTCGGACAACGGCTCCAAGGGCAGTAACGGCTCGATGTACGTCGTCAAGGTCGGGGACACGCTCTGCGCTGTCGGAAAGCGGCTGGGCGTGCACTGGGATCACATCGCCCGCGCCAACAAGATCAGCGCCCCGTACGTCATCAAGCCCGGGCAGAAGCTCACCATCCCTGGGAAGCCGTCGGAACGTGCGTACACGCCGCCTCCGTTTCCGGACGGTCTTGCTCCGGGCCGCTCGTCACCGTCTGCCAAGGGCCTTCAGCAGGCGTTGAAGGACACTGGCTGGCTCGACCGCTCAGTGCCGCTCGCCGACAATTACGGACCCCAGACCCAGAAGGCCGTGGCCGCTTTCAACCACAAGCACAGCCTGTTCACCGCCGGCCGCCCCAACGATCCGGTGATTGGCCGGCGCGGCTGGAATCTCCTGCACCGACTTGCCTACGGGACCTGACTACCTTGATCGACTTCATTCATGCTCACAGCACCCGCCTCTATGCCGTCGCCGCGGCAGCACTGTCCTTGATTGCCTATTACGTTCAAGATCTGCCGACCGGACTGATCCTCGCTCTGGTCGCCGCGATCCTGGGCACCGGCGAAGCCGTTCAGCGCGTCGAAGACCGCAAGACGGCCAAGGCTCTTCACCAAGACCCGCCCCTGGCGACACGGCTCTGA